TGATGTATACTCCGCCGGTCTTTCCCCTAAAATATGGATCTGGATACTTAGGAATAATATGGACTTCATCTTCTTTCCCGCTGTCATCTCCGCTCACTACTACGGTGTTATCTTCCTCATTCGCTTCTAGTACCTCTCTACCTAGCGAAATTGGAGACTTGATGCGACCCTTGTGGGGGCAACCTTCACACCCACCAGAGTTATGCTTCTCAAATTCAGCACACCCATGTGGCCCTTTGATATGCTCTATCTTCTCTTCAGTAGTAGCAGGGTCGTAGTCTGGGTGTCCTTGCGATAGCTTATGTATGGCTGTATCTCTATCTCCGCAGAACTTAGCGATAGACAAAGCATTAAACCATCTAGGCTCCGAAAGGTTCGCACGATCTTCATAACAACTAATTAACTGCCTACACCCAGCTTCGCCGCGTACCATTATTTTTCTAAAGCTAGACATATGGTTAGCCGCTAGAGCTTTTGCCATTTCTGACATTTCTCTTTTTGGTGCTGGTTCAACACCTACCTTTACATTTAGTATCTTATGTAGATCAAATATGGATGTGGGTTCTGCCTCCTCTAATATGGTTACTTCTTTTGGTGGAGTATCTTTAAAGTTAAATGTTCCCGGTATTCTCAACACTCTATTGGCATCGAACACAGCGGGGTCGGCATAAAAGTTATGAGTTACACATAGATCGCGTAGTCTCCTAGCAACAGGTTCCCATTCTTCTCGTGTTACTTCTTCAACCAAAGGCCAGTATGCGTGTATACCGCGCCCTGAATTAACCACGATGGGACTAGGTAATCCTATCTTTTCACAGAAGTCTTTAAGTGCTTGCAATCCGGTATCTTGGTCAATATAACCATCCGGCTTTCCAGTCTTATCATCAACTACTGCTTTAGCTTCTCCACAATCTATATCTACCCAAAAAGACTTGAGTAAGTGGACGTTTTCTTTTCTTCGGCTGTCACCTGTTTCAAACTTAGCAACGCCAAAGAATACATTCCAACTACCAGCAACAAGATCCTCAACAAGTTTATCTACCTCCTCTCGTGTCTCTACTAGATGTTGCCGTATCTCCTCACCTTTTATACCTAATACGCAAAACCATCCCGTAGACGGCTGTACTGTATTAAGTAAATCCATAGTCGCTCTCTTAGTTTATGAGGTTAATAAAATTTTCTACACGCTGTACAAGTGTAGGTCTAGGTGAAGTAGTGCCAATAAACCAGTTATAAACCGTTTGCCTACTTACACCTAACTTAGTAGCTACTGAAGAAACTGGCACATCACGTTGTATGCACAGTTTCCCCAGCCGTACACCTAACAGCTTGCGGTCAGCGGCTTTGTTTAGCTGTATTAACCGTATGCTGTAGCCGTAACCCATTATTCATCCAACCATTCATCAACTACAGAAGCCGCGTCTTTCTTAGGTTTTGGGGCTTCTTCAGTCGCTTTCTTGGATGGACGAACTTGTGGTTCTTCTATTTCTTCCTCTTCTTCTGGCTCATCAGCGCGTTCAACTTTTGGTAGTTTTTTAACGCCGTCAGTCTGTGCCACCGTAATAGTGGTATACATCTTAGTTTCAGGTTTTGTTCTAGCTTCTTCTAACAACGCAAACTCATCGTCGTTTATATTGCGAACTGGAGTAAATACAAGCTCCATCGTGTCAGCGTTTGTGTCAAAAGCAACATTTGTAACTACGTTATCAACAGACTCTCCGTTTGCTAACAAGAACTTAACGTAAGCCTCAAATGGATGTGAATTACCCGTACCTTTTCCAAACAAAGATTTAGCTGGAATATTGAACTGGTACACATCGCCGCTTGGATCGCCAGCTAGCATTACTGATACTCGTCTTTGATATCTACAAGCTCTACCACCACCCTCACCAGAACCTTTTATATTCTGTGGACAATTCAAACAACTAGCACTCTGCTTATCCCCTGCGGCGGCTTCTGGTTTGTCACCAAGATTTGACCAACAGTTAGGTAGCGTTGCTTCTTTGTTTGGGTCAAACTTTTCCTTGTAAAAGATACGAGATACTTTAGGAAGTGCATGCACGATAATCACATCGAGTTCGCCACGCACAGCTTTACCAATCTGCTCACCATTAATAATTCGTTTGAATGTACCGTTGGTGTTAGTTTGAATACGTCTATTTGTAGAACTAGTGTTACTCAAGAATGACTTAGCTAAGTCACTAAGCTCTCGTTTGCCAGTATTTGCTACGGCTGTTTGGTCTTTAAAAATTGCTACGTTTCCCATGTGTTCTCCTTAAGATTTAGTAGTGGGTTTTCTAACTGCTATTTTGTAACTGCTATTACATTGAAGTCCGATAGGTAACTTGTCAGGGTTCTCATCAAGAAATTGTTTCATGTTTCTTTGATTTAAACGCAACTCAAGTAAATGAAGCGCATCATTGTCTTTAATAAAAGAGTGCATAGAATCCCAGTCACTAGTCCAATACCTAGAGCTGACTCTACGCATGATGGTGCCTTCTTTAGTTTTTACGCTATCTACGTTTTGGGCATTGCAGAACTCTAAGAGCTTTTCGCTGATGGTATCCATCTGCTCTTTCAAATTCTCAATATCTTCTTTGTGTTGTGCTTCTTTTTCGGATATAACATCTCTGATCTTTCGGTATGCACGTACGTACGCCTCTAGATCATACTTCTCGTCGCTCATACTAACCTCCTAGTTTTTACGAACTTCTAAGTTTACCACTCTCCTTTACATTGTCAAACATTATTGTTCAATTTCTTGTCTGTACAAATCAATAATTTGTGCGTGGGTTCCTATTTTGCTTTGCAACATTGAGTACAGTCGATTTTCAGTTTCACTACCTCTTATGTGTACTATAGTCATAGGATTCTTTTGCCCGGGCCTATCAATACGTGCATTAGCTTGTAGGTAAGTTTCTACACTAGTGACCGGGGCGTACCAGATTATTGTATTTGCGGCAGTAAGTGTAAGCCCGTGCGACGCTGCTTGTGGTTGAATAATAAGTACGTGCGGGTCGCTTTGAGTTTGGAATCTTTTAATTATGTCTGCTCTTTTATTGACTGGAACTTTTCCATTGATTACGTCACAAGTTATTTTATTTTTATCCAGCTGGGTTTTAAGTAACTCTATGGTGTGCGTAAATGGCACGAAAACCAGTACTTTATGAGATGATTCTTCTATTACCTCGAGTATGACGTTGATACGATTAGATACATCAAATTCTACAACCTCTTTAGTATCCGAATAGACCGCACCACCTGATATCTGGAGCAACTTATTTAAGTTTGTTGCCGCGTTTACTGCGGATATTTGTTCACCACCCGCTTCCATAATCATGCGCTTCTTCAGCAGGTCATAGTACTTCTGTTGTTGTGGTGTAAGTGGGGCGTCACGTTCTACATAAGTAACGTCTGGCAAATCTAAGCATTGACTTTTTTCAAACCGTATGGCTGGTTGTAATATCTTGTGTACTATGTCCTTCGCTTTAGCTTTTGGAACCCATTTGAATTGAGACACCTTGTACATGACTTGATCTCTGAACTGTCCATAGAATTTAGGCGTACCATTTGGGTTTACTAATTTAGCTAGTCCATAAGCATCAAGTGGAGACTGTGCTGCTGGCGTACCAGTAAGCATCCAAAGCCAGGGGGTTTTGGCAACTAAATCTCTAAGTATCTTCCAACGATTAGTTTGTGGGTTTTTATACGCATTGGCTTCATCCACTACAATCAGATCAAACCCACCATTTGCTATCTCTTGCTCAACCACTCCGACACCATCGAAGTTAATGATTACAAAGTTTGCCCCCGAAGCTATTATTTTTCTTCTAGTGTTAGCCTCTCCATGAGCTACACTACAACTACGGTGCATAGCAAACTTAAATAAGTCCTCTTGCCATGCCGACTTCATAATTGATAGGGGGCATATGACCAGCACTCGCTTTATAAACCCTAGCTTCATCAGGTAATCAGCCGCCCATATAACAGATGCTGTCTTACCAGTACCTTGCTCGTTAAAACAAAATGCTTTCTTGTTAAGGGTTAGAAAAGATGCTGTGTCACGCTGATGGCTATACGGAGCAAATTTACCTGTCCATTCGTAGTCCCGTTTTATTGGTGACGGCACATCTCTTATACGTAACCTTGCTAATTCTTGAGCCTCTTCAAACCCCCATTTGACGGCTACATTAAATATATCCCCCTCCTGATCTATTATTTTGCTTTTTTCTATCCTCTCTGTGACTAATTGTGGCCTTCTTGTTCTTATTAATAATGCTTTATCGTTTATTATTTCCACGCCGTCGCCTTTCTCGTGGGCTAGTCTCTGACACTAGTCCCTTCTTACTATTTCTGTCGAAAGAGCGATTTGCAGATGCGGTAGTGACTCTGGTTCCATCACCATTATTTCCACCTTTTGATATAGCTTTATTATGTGCTACGTCTTTACCGTCGCCCTTTACTACCCTTCCTCTTTTCAAAGCCTTGCGCCGAGCCGCATTACGCATAGCTCGGTTTTTCTTCTGTTTTTCCGTACCCTGATAGGTGTCGTATTCTTTCCTATAATTTCTAGCCATGATCCCATCCTTAACTTTTGGGGTTGTGTTCGCATGATATCACAGGACAGAATTTACACAATGGGCTGGTAACAGCATTCCAAACATCTGTTTTTTCAGCGGTTTCGAGCCTATTTAACGTGGTATCAAACACTCCAAAATATCTAGCCATATCCTCAACATAATGGTCTTTCTTTATGACCTCATTACTAACCAAAAATATTAACGCTGATCTAACCTTTTTAACCTCTGGAAAATACACAAATAAAGCGGCGGCTACTAAATCCAACTGTTTTGTGTCCGCATACTTGGCGTTCTTGCTGGTTTTATAGTCTATGGAGTAGGCTGTGTCACCACTCACAATTACTAAGTCAGCTATTCCCCGCCACCAAGTGTCCTTATCAAAAAAGCCACAAGGTGCATATCCATCACCAGTCTTTTTTACACCCATTCTAAATTCTGTGTGCTTCTCTCCTTCTTTCTCGCCAAGTCGCTCAACAACTCCGCGTATGTAAGCAAATTTCTCTGGTATATCTACACCATTTTTTATGTATTCTTCAGCCGCAGTATGTACCTGTTGCCCATAAATGGTTGCTTCACTACCAGTATCTTTAACATCCTTTAGCACCTTCAAGTGATAATACTTCTTCGGGCACGACTCGAATGTTTTGATTGAGGAATAAGACCATGCTGTCATAACGTTCCTTCATGTCATTCCCCCCATACACAATCCTCCCAGATTGTTATTTAATGTTGCCACCAGATTTAAGAATGTCGCCTTGGTATACATACGAACCCATATGATTTAATTTTACGAATGGATGGGCATACACCTTGCCACCATGCTTACGCCAAAGTTCACAGAAGTGGTAGTCCTCAGATAGCAATGCTCCAGTATGGTCAATGCTTGTAGCAAAAAACTCATGGGTTAGTGGCTTCAAATACTTTCCTGTCTCTGGGTCAGTAAATGTAGATACTCGGTAGGTCGGCACATGGGGCATCAACTCCTCAAATACCCTACGTTTGATTAGCATGAAGCCAGTACCACCATGCCTCACTTCGAGCGCACCACTTTCATCAGTCTCAACAAACCCTTGCTCGTTTTGGATCATGGTTAAAACAAATGCCCCAGCATAGTCTTTTAGTTCAGACTTACCAGCTTTTGCCGCTTTCTCAATGCTCTCCCAGTTCACTTCTTTCTTTGGGTAGATACCACAGATTACATCCTTCTCTGCCAGTAGTAACGCAGGGATAGCCTCTGGTGGAAACTGAATGTCGGCATCAATAAACATTAAGTAGTCAATATCTTTCTCAAGAAATATCCTAGTCAACTCGTTCCTTGCTCTTGTGATAAGACTCTCGTTAGTCAAGTAAGTATGGAATACGGGTACTTTTAGGTTGCGTAGGGTAGTTAATGCTTTAATAACACTAGCCATGTACTCTCCACTACACATACCACCGTACATGGGAGTAGCAATTAGAATCGACGGTCTTTTTTCTTCTTCCATTAAACTTTCCTCTGGATTATGTACTGATACCCAATGTTTACTACGTTTATCTTCGACTCAAACAGCGTAGTGAATAAATCAATAGCGATCTTCGGGCGTTGCATTTGGGGTATACGGAAGTCCCAAAGGTAGTCATCGAACACCATAACTCCACCTTCCC